ATCTTGATGCACCATACATTTGTGCTGCACCATGTGTTGGATCAATTCCTGTTGGGGGAAGGGCAGGAAGACTAGATTGTGATACTAAGGTGGTTTGAGGTTTAGCGAGAGATGGTGTTGTAGTAGATGTAGGAGTTGTAGGAGTTGTTGTTGGAGATGTGGTTGGAGATAACGTATATCCACCACTAGATTCCCCCGTATTAAAGTCAAAGTTTCCTCCAAAATCCAATCCAATAGGTGATGGAGTGTCAAATTTAAACTTATACTGGCCATATCCAAACTCACCAGTTTCCAAGAACCTAATATTCTCATCAATTTGACCACCTTTATTTTGTATCCTTCTCTCAAAGAAGCTCATATTTTCTTTTTCTTTCTTATACCTTTCTATTAATTTGTTTCTATTTTCTTCTGAAAATACTACTAAGGGGTCGTTAGAATTTGCCTGTTCTTCTAAGTTTTTAATAACATCTTTTTGTTGATTACCTAGACCCTGTTTTCCTGCAGCATAACCTGCACCAATTAATGCAATAACCATAGGATTTAACAGAAAAGAGGCCATTGCACCAACACCAGCAATAACAAACCCTAAGACATTTAATATTATAGAGATCATTCCCATTGGTCCAATTATTGGCGCAAGAATTGCAAATGCTATAGCAGACAATGATCCAATAATAATTCCTAGGAAATTATCTTCCAAAAATTTTAATATAGAACCTCTTTTTTCAGGATCACTAAACCAATTAATAAACTGCATTATTGCAGTTCCTATAGCAAATCTCTTCAAGAATTCCAAAGCACCATCAAATAAAGGCATCTTTGGAGCTGCTATTTTCAGTGCTTTTCCTTCATCTTTAATTCTACTTCTAGATTCTGCACTTTCCTCTCTCTGCCTCTTTCTTTCTAATTGAACAGACCTTCTTTCTGCATCTGCACCTTTTACTTCAGATTTATATTCTGACTTAGAAATTTTAAGAAGAGAACTCGTATTCTTCACTAAAGAATCCAAAATTCCATTCAAAAAATCAAAACTAACTTTTCCTTGAGGTACTTCAATTTCTTTAACAGTTGGCAGGGAAGTAGTTGGTACTAATTTTACAGATGGTTTTGCTACTATAGAAGAAGTTTCAGACTTTACTATTGCAGATCCTTTCTTATCAGGATCACTTTTTCCAGAAATAAACTTACTACTTTGTATTTTCTTTGTAACTTCCTTCTTGTTTTCGGAAGGTTTAAGCATTTTTGCTGCAGCACCCATTAACATTGGAACCATAATATGTTACCCCACAATGTTATAAAGAGATTTGATAACAAAGGTATTCTGATTGTTAGTGTCATATGCAGAAAAAGTAGGAACATTTTTCTGGTTCGCAGTAGAAACTGTTGTCTGTTGGTTTTGCTGTTTATTCATTGAAACTGGTATTGGCAATGCAGACAATCCACTAGATCCAGGTGCTGGTGGAGGAGAAACATTTGGTTTTGTTGTAACAACTGTTGCTGTTGATGGGGTAGGAGACTGTGATTTGATGCTTGCAGGTGCTGCTGATGGGGTAGGAGACTGTGATTTGATGCTTGCAGGTGCTGCTGATGGATGAGTTAAAGTTCCATCAGGTTTTTCATAGAATGTTTGACCTCCAAATGTAACCATTTTTCCTTGGTTTTGTGCTGGAGGTGCAGCAGCTGGAGATGTTGTAGGTGAAGTACCAGGTGATGATGCTGCAGGAGCAGAAGTCTTTGTTACTGGACCAAGTTTTGCTCCAGGAGGAGCCATTTGGATGGTATATCCACTTCCAGTCCCAAGATAATTCTTGGCAGCCACACTAAGGTCCAACATATGATTTGATGCGTGACCACTAACTCCTGGTCCAACATCATTAACTACAACAACTGCTTGTTTTCCTGTTTTTTCATTTGTCACGATAACATTGAAAGCCTGACCCCTAGATAAAGTTCTACCACCAGGGAATCCTGAAGCAGCAGTGGTCATATTTTTTGGCAGTTTTGCCAATAATGGAGGAAATGCTGCAGCAGAAAATACATTTGACTTATATCCTTGTCCAGTAGAAGTTGCAGGTAATCCATCAGGTGTTTTATATCCACTGGCATTTATTCCACCAAGAGCAGGATCATAGTAAGTTGTTTTCGCACCAGTTGCCAAGGTTTGTCCAGCAGGTCCAGGAAGAGATGTGCCTGCTGCAGGTGGTGCTCCAGATGATGCTGCTTGACCTGATGGCTGTGCTGGTTGTGCAGTTCCCATCATAGGTATGCTGGGAAGATTAATCACATCATCTACTATTCCAGGATTTATATTCCCTATCTGCATCTTGGATAGATCTATCTTTGGAATTACATTTCCTGGTATTTTATCAATCAATTGATTAATTGGATCCACCATATCTCTAATCTTGGAGTTAAATCCATCAATAAGATTATTAATTGGTGGAAGTATGGTATTCTTTATAATATCCTTTACACCATCTTCTATCTTTTGAACTAATCCATTCATCCATCTTATTATTCTATTTACATACTCCTGTGGATTTTCCAGGAATCTCAACAATTCCATAATAGCAGTTCCTATCAGGAACCTCTTAAGAAAATCACCAATGACATCAAGAACACCTTTAACTGGTGCTACTGCAGTAGAAAGAGCATTGGTCAAACCAGATGCCATTCTTCCTCTTTCTGCTCTCTCCTCTCTTATTACCTTTCTAGTCTTATCAGCATATACTCTATCTTTTTCCCCTTTCCTTTTTTCTACTTTATTTTTCTTCTTTTCAGTATCAACTATATTTTTTATATTATTATTGGCGTCAGAAATTTTAGAGGCCAATATTTTCATAGACTCAGAAACTTCATCCTTCTTCTCTTCTGAAGGTTTGATTAAAGGAACCTTTTTCTCCTGTCCAACTCCTGGAAGTGCCTTTACTGCTTTAGTAGTTGTTGGTTGCTTTTTCTTTGCAACAAAAGATTCAGCTTTAATCTTCTGTGCATTAACTTTAAATCTACCAGTCTTTCCCTTTACTCTTTTAAATTCATTGGTGAGTAATTCAATTTCCTCAGTTGGTATTTGACTGCCAGGCATTCTGCCAGCAGCCATTTTTTCTCGCAAAAGAGTCTTGTATGTATCATAATCAATATCAAATATATTATCAAAACCCAATAATCTAAGAATTAATGGGTCAATATCTTCATCTACAACATCAGTTCCCTTCTTTTCTGCTTTCGGAACAATTGCAAGCGCAGAAGATGACTTGGGTGTTTCTTCATCCCTGATTGATTTTAGTAGGTCATCCAAATCTGGGATTTTATCCGCCATTTGCTTGCTTATGCTTGAGTTCTTCTTCCTCTAAATGCTGCTTAAGGAGTGCAACATAAATGTCTCTCTCCCAAGGCATCATGTTTTCTATCTCAGTCAATGAGTATTTATGATACTGCATCAAGGCGAAGTTGAGTTTAAAGTAACTTTCCAGGTCCATGTGGACCATGCCTATGCGAAAAAACTGGATAATCCCTCCAGAACTATAGTACTCTTGACTTTAGTTTTTGGATTAGTCACTTCAATCTCATAAGAAAGTTTTGGCATAGTCTCAAAGAACTTTTCAATTTCTTTAAACTGAATAGAATTCATTTGCTCAAGGAATTCAATCACTTCTTTCTTAGTGACATCAGCAGTTGACCAAACTTCTTCTTCACTGTAGATCTTATCAATACAAGATGCAATCAATTCAAATGATTGATCCATATTTGAAGATCCACTGAGATCAAAATTATTCTGAATGAATTGATTCAATGACGGATACTTCATTTCCATCATCAACTCATCAGAGAGTTTGATTCTCTTATCATGTCCATCATTTTCTGTCACCTGGATTTCATCAATGGAGATCTTAATGGGAATTTCAGTTTCTCCATCATCAGGTGCAATAATATTCACTTCCACTTCTTCACCAACTGATTTACCTCTGATGTTGAGAAAGAGGTATTCAATATCAAAAGTAGGGAGTTCTTCTACTTTAACACCCTTGGTCTCAATGCAGTTTTTCAGAACGGTCTTAATTGCTGTAGTGATTTGCTTAGTGTCTTCACTTTCAAGTGCAAGAACTAACAGTTTTTCTTCTTTTACAAGAAAAGGTCTATACTTAATTGATTTTTTTGTAGAAGGCAATACCAACTCATATGTTGGGGTAGCAATCTTTGGTAAAGGCATAATATCCTAATAATGATTTCAGATAATGATATTTATCAGAGGACATTAGCTTGTGATCCTGGTCTTCTTGGTGCCACACCCTGATTGTTTCCACCAGCACCAGGACGAAGATAAGATTGTCCAGGAGCACCATTAAACAGTCCTTGAAGATTTATATCAGGAACACTATCAAGTGGAAATACTGATCCAGTATCTCTAATATATCTAATGTATGAGATGCCAACATTGCATTTTAACAACTCACTACCATCATATGACACTGGCATGGATGTAATATTAACTGGGAATGCACCAATAAATGTGTATCCTAATGATGGACCATAAACATCCTTTTCAAATTTGCTAATGAAAATATCAGATCTGTATGTATCTGGATAATTGAATCTATAATTTGCAACTCTAGATTTGAATGCTCTAGAATCATATTGACCAGCAATAAAATCTATCCATCCTTCAAAAAATTCTATGACTTTATAACCTCTATCAACATAGAAAGTCATATTCAAGGTATCATCATAATCACGTCTATATGCCATCTTTTCAGTGACACCATGATAATCATTCTCTACAGTATGAGTTCTCAAAAATGTTCCTGGAAGTGATGTTTCACTGCACAACAATTCCATATTCTCACCATCAAGTCCATAATTAAATCCCCTAGAAGACAGGAATGCACTTACTGATGGAGGTGGTTGCAACTTTACTTGATATACAGATGTCTGAGCAATGTTCAGAATTCTGCTCTTCAAGTGCGATGTCTTAATGGCATTAGGACGTGGAGCAGGCATCTATAAATAAATTTGGACTACTATTACTATGTATAAGACATGCCTCGTGATTCCAAATACCATCAGGGAAGGTTTCATCCCCAACATCCTGAAAAATATTTGGGTGATGCTAATAATATTGTTTACAGAAGTAGTTGGGAATTACATTTCCTAAGATGGTGCGATAGAAATGACAATGTTTTGGAGTATGCATCTGAAGAGTTCAGCATACCATATGTTTCACCTGTAGACAATAGAGTTCATAGATATTATCCTGATGGTTTTGTAAAAATAAAACATCAGAATGGTGAAATCAAAAAGTATGTTGTTGAAATCAAACCTTTAAGACAAACTCTTGAGCCCAAAAAACCAGATAAAGTTACCAAGACATATATTAATGAGTGCAAAACCTATGCAGTGAATCAGGCAAAATGGAAATTTGCCAGGGAATTCTGTAAAGATAATATGATTGAATTCAAAATTCTAACAGAAGAGGACTTAGGTATTAAGTCATATGGAACAAGAAGACTACCTAATAAGCGATACAAACAGAATAGAAAACGTAGTAGATGATATCATTGATCTCAGAGATCCTGATGATATGATGATAGAATTGTTGGATACTTTGAAAACTACTGAGTTAGTCCCAACTGTTGGTAGATATTATACCTTTGTTTATTCTCCTAAGACACCCAGAATTGAATATGATCAGCATCCACTGATTGCTTGTGTTGGATTATTCAGATGGGGATTCAGAGGTATCAATTATCATTGGAGTGATTTTAGAAACTACACTTGGGAAGAAGTTTCTGGAAGTTTGCATCTTGTATATCCATTAGAGTTGAATGATATGAGATCTATCCCGTATCAACATTTCAGGATAAATAACTAAACTGGACAAAACGCTACCTGATGGCTATAAAAAAACAGTACAGAACTTGGAATAAAATTCCAGTTGAGATTAGAACAAATACTAATACCGGAGAAGTTCAAGTCTGGACAGATTCAAGAATAACGTTAATTCCAGGTCAATTAGCGTCAAGTCAAGCTGGAAAGTCATGGGTAGTAGAAAATAAAGATTTACTTACTAGAAATTTCAATGGAGCAAATGAAACAAGCAGCACTCCACAGCAAGTTTCTAAAGCATTTTTGACTGAAGGATATAAAATATTTGATAATGATCGTGCTGCAGTTTTAAACAACCCAGATAATTATTCAAGTCCTCAGGTTGCAGTAATTAATCAAAAAAATTTCTATAATGCCAAAGTACCTAGAGTAAAAAATCCAGTAACACAACAACAGGTAAGTTCTCAAGGACAACAATCCACTCAACAAACAACTGCAACAACTCAGCAACCTCAACCACAAACAGCATCTCAACCAGTAAAACCACAACCAGAAGGAAGTACAACTGCTCCAGGAACAACTGGAACTGGATCATCTGGAGATTCAAATGTAGTTCCAGATGGTAATGGGGCACAACAAAATGAACTTCCTGCTGATCCAAACAATAACAATGGAAAAAGAAATATCAATTCCACTGGAAATGGTGCGCCACTACTTCTGAGATATCCACTATCAAATCTGGATGAAGTAGGAAGAGAACTTGGAATAGGTTACGACTTTATCAAGATACAAATCAAAGAATATAGTCCAAGTTTAGATCCTTCAATATTTGGTCCAAATGTTGAAACAGGAGATGCCATAAACTCAGTGACAAATAGAAATAGAAGTGCTGGAGGAAAAGGAAATGCTATAGCAACTATAATATTGCCAATGATGCAAGCTATGTCAACTTCAAATAGTGTGGACTGGGGAGAAGATAAAGCCAATATATTCCAACTAGTTGGAGGTGCAATGGCTGCAAACTTCTTTAGTAGAGTGGGAAATGAAGGAGTAAATCCTCAACTACTTAAGGATGCATTTGATAGATTATTAGGAGTTGGAGGCGCATTTGCTAAAGGATCAGTTCAAGAAAAAAATGCAATCACAGGAATTTTAGCAGGATACTTAGTTGGAGCACCAAATATAGCTACAAGAGCAACTGGAAAAGTCATCAATCCAAATATGGAAATGCTGTTCTCTGGTCCCAGACTAAGAACATTTAATTTTCAATTTGATATGACACCAAGAAATAAAGATGAGTCAAAACAAATAAGAAGAATTATAAAAACTTTTAAAAAGTACATGTCACCAAGCAAATCAGCAACTGGAGCATTTTTGCAGAGTCCTAAGATTTTTGAACTTGAGTACATATACAATGGAAATATTCAAAGTGGATCAGGAAATCAACACCCATATCTAAATAAGTTTAAAGCATGTGCTTTAACAGAATTTAATGTGAACTTCACTCCTGATGGATCATATATGACATACAGAGATGATGGTTCAATGACAAAATATAGTATCACAATGTCATTTTCTGAAATTTCTCCGATATTTGAAGGTGATTATGATGGCAAAGACGATATGGGATTCTAAAAAATGGCAAAATCTTACTTCAGATACATTCCTAATTTTGAATACGTAAACAGATTAAAGAGAAATAAAACTCTTTCTGAATTTATTGTAGTAAAAAATATTTTCAGAAGAGGTTCAATAAACTCAAGCATTATAAGCGACTTATCATATTTCACAAAATATCAGATTATTGGTGATGAGAGACCAGACAATATCTCATACAAATTCTATAATGATCCATTTTATGACTGGGTAATTCTGCTGTGCAATAATATTATTAATTTTCAAGATGAATGGCCAATGAGTCAAAGGTCATTTGAAAAATATCTCTACACAAAGTATGTAACTGATGCTAATCTCAATTCTATTCATCATTATGTAAGTACAGAAGTGAGAAATAGCAGAGGTGAAGTAGTATCTCCGGCAGGATTAGAAGTTCCATCCAATTATTCAATTACATACTTTGATGATGGATTAGGAACTGAAGTAGCTGCTACAAATATTGTGCAAGGTATTACTAACCTTCAATACGAAACAAAAAAAGAAGAAGACAAAAGAAATATATTTTTACTTAAACCACAATATGTTGGTGTAATTGCAGAAGAAATGGATGGTTCTCTAATTTATAGAGAAGGCAGTTCACAATATAAAAATGATTATCTTGTGAAGGGAGAAAATATCAGATTATATCAGTAAAAAAAGTAAAAGGGGCAATTTTCACCAGGAAAATTTTCTGCCCCTTTTTTGGATTAAAAAGTGAATTTTGAAATCACTTAAAAATTAAGTTTATATATGCTGCAACAACCAGAAGAGTAAGACAGATCTGATTATACTTCATCACATCTCAGCAAGTTTGCTGAAGTAACTCAGTGCATCATCATCCTCATCTTCATTACTGGATGAAGTTTCAGGAACAGATTGTGACTTAGTATAACTCTGCTCAAGTTTCTGGAAGACTTCCTCTTCAGTCACACGCTTGCTTTCAGTAGAAGCATAGCTATCATACTCAGTCTCCTCATTAACAGTTGCCATGCGAGTAGACTTGTTACCAAGAACATAGTCAAGACGCTTCTTCAGATCCTCATAGGATTTGAATTGATCAGCAGCAGTGATAGCAGTCAGAGAATACTGCTTCTTCCACAGTGCTTCCAGAGCATCATCATCATCCAGCAGCGCACTGGGACGATCAAACTCAGACTTATCATAGTTCCAATAACCATCCTTCTTCACCAACTTCAATTTGAAGTTAGCACCTTGCCAGAAGTCAAAAGGATTGATAGGAGTCTCATCCTCAAACTCAGGTTGCATTACATCCATGATCTTATCAAAGATCTTCTTGCCAAACTTATAGAGGAATACTTTGCCCTCATTCTGAGGATTAGCAGGATCCTTTACAACATAGATGTTTGCATAGAAGGACAGTTTACGCTTTTGCTTGCGAACAGTTTCTTTATCCTTATCACTACCACTGTTCCACAGTTCACGATTAAGTTCACTAACAGGATCTTTTTGATTCAGTGTAGTGAGAGAGTTCTCAATGTACCAACCACCAGGACCTTGGAAGGCATGTGAGAACAGTTTGACCCAAGGCAGATCTTCTCCATCAGGAGCAGGCAGGAAGCGAACTACAGCATAACCATTACCAGATTTGTCCATCTCAGGTTTCCAGAGACGATCATCAGTGCTGCTGCCAGTGTTATTCATCTTTTCTACTTCCTTCACCAGTTTGCTGGTGAGAGAACCCAGAGAAGATTGCTTCTTAAGATCGGAAAATCCCATGTTTACCTCGTATTTGTACGTATTAGATGTGTGTTTTGTATTGTGTGTCCCACACCCCAGTATCATAGCACCCCCATCAAGGGTTGTCAATGATCCTCTCCCTCATGGACTCCAACACTTTAGTCATGTTGGCAAAAATATGAGTGAGATTGATGTCAGATGGGAATCCTAATTCCATTGCAGACTGAAGGATGTTTTCCTTCATCCTCTTAGCAGCAGGGTCATCAGATAAACACAATCTAGTATAAAGAACTCTCTGTTTTTTCAGAAGTTCTCCAAGTTTATCTACATGATCAAGTTTTCCCTGCTTATCCATAGTTGGGAATTGAAATACACGAGCATAAATTTCTTCTTGCATTCTGGAGATTTCTTCCATCTCCTCACGAACAAACTCTGAATCAAAGAAACTACTCATTTTCCTCCACAAACAATTTCCTTTAGGATCTTTTTGTATTTGAACACATCGATATGTATAAAAGAATTATACTTATCCATTCTCATTGATAAGAATTCCCATACAGGATCCTTAAGTTTTTTATCAAAATTATTCTTGTATCCAAGAATCATATTAAGAATAATCATTGTCTCCAAAGATATATTCTTTTGGAGATGCTCTTTTACTAAAAGAGGATGCTTAGACCCTTCGATCTCAAACATCCTATCAAAGTTTTTCTTATTGAATGCTGCAGAAACTTCTTCTCTGAAGATATAAGTAAGTGATTGAACTCTCTTTTTCCACTGAGTATAATTTCCTTCGCCATTTTGCATGATCTCCCCAATCCAAAGTGTTTGGGGATCATCGCAACTCACAAAGTTGGAAACAAAGAAGTCAATCACTTCAGAATCATCTTTCTGTCTGGAAAGTTTTTCAAAGAAAAAACGATCCTTGCGTTTGTAGAAAGATTGCAAAGAAGCTCTGGACTTACCACAGTATTTGTGATAATCATATGACCTTCTAGTAAAGTGATTTTTCAATCCAAGATAGGACTTGTAAGTATCAAATGGAGTCACTTTTGGAATCATAAAGGAAGTTTAGCGTGTGATGTTCTCTTCAGAAAATTAAGTTCAATTGCTTCGCATTTAATCTTTTCTTTGAGTGGTTTGGAAATCAATTTAGGAACTGTTTCCACATCCACATTATTTTTCTCACAGAAGAAAATAATCGCATCAATGTATTTCATGTCCTTGTTGGCATGAACAATATTTTCAATTTCTTCTGAAAATTTTCTAGAACAATAAAATTTACTTTCTAGAAGTTTATTGATGTCATTTTCCTCTGTCATACTCCTGCAGTTTAAATTCAACAAACTCTCTAATATATTTGGTGAGTAACTTAATGTACTTTGATTTGTCATACTCTTCATAAACAACGCATTCTCCACTTTCACAGGACATAATGATCACAAACTTTTTAACTATGATGCCTGTCATCTCATACAACATACAGGCATAGGCAGCACATTGAACAAAATAGTGTTCAATCCAATCTTTAGGTTTTGGTTTCTTTGATGTTTTGAAGTCTATAATAGCTAACTCACCATCATATTCTGCAATACAATCTACAGTTCCTGCTACTCCTAATTTTTGACTGTAGAGGGATGTTTCAAGGGCATGAATATTATTTATTAGATCAAGTTTGGGTTTAGCAAGCTTGAACAAAATATCAGAGAGTGGTTGAACTTTAGGTAGGACCTGATCATTCTTGAGATAATGTTCAACCAAAGTATGCATATCAGTGCCACGACTAGTTGCTGCTTTAGTGATCCTATCTGCTTCCTCAGTCCCTACTTTCTTCCTCCACTCAATAAAGATATTGCGATTTACATGACTAATAACAGAAGTGATTGATACTAGCTTAGAAATTCCATCATCAGATGGAACTTCATAGTATCGCACACCATCAATAGTATCTCTATCAAGTTTTGGAAAATCAATTTCTACATGTTGAAACATTAGAGCCCCAGTTGATTCTTTGCCACAATGTACTCTTTAACAAGTCCACTTCTGCAGATATCCTCTGCACTAAATTCAATTGTATCAAAGGATGGCATATTTTGCAAGATGCGCATAAAGTCTACAATTCCATTCTTCTCAGCAGTCTTCACAAGGTCTGACTGAGTTGCATCACCACAGAACATGATCTTACTATTTTCACCAACCCTAGTAATCATAGAATCAAGTTCATGGAAGTTAAGATTTTGGAACTCATCCACAATGATGATTGCATTGTCAAAAGTAGTTCCACGAATGAATGATGTACTCCAGAAACTAATAGTTCCCTGTGCCTTGAGATTTGTATAAAGCATTTCAAAAGCAGAATCATCAGGCATCTCAAACATATATTTCACCATATTCTTATATGGGATCTGATAAAGAGATGACTTATCTTCATGATCACCAGGAAGGAAACCAATTTCACGAGTTGCTACAAGAGACCTAACAATATAAATCTTCTCATAGGGTTTCTTTGGATCAAGAACATCTAAGAGAGCATTGTAGAGAGTGATGAATGTTTTACCTGTTCCAGCACAACCATATGCAACAAGATTTTGATCTAGTTTATATTTCTCAAAATAAAGTTCTTGGTTATCAGTTAATGGTTCAATCTTTTTAATATAATCAAGATTGATTGGTTTCTTTCTTTTCATAACTCTGTTGCTCATTCCGAATGGGACAGGATTTGTACTGATACCAGCAGACTTCTTTCTAGCCATAAATTGATTAATTAAACAGGACGTACTTTTGATCCAGGTGCTTTGGATGCCTTGCGCAAGACATCATTCCATCCAGGATGGGTCTTCTTTAGCTTATCATAAACCTCACCAACTTCTCCTACATTAGGAACAGTTGATGGGTCTGAGTAATCTCGTGTCCAATCTGGGTTGTCTGATTTCCACTGATCCCAATCATGGACACTCATTACAACTTCTTTTTGTTCACCAGTTTTTGTATTAATGACAGGATATGTTGCCAAAGTTTCAAACTCCTTATGATATTTTTATATTTATTACCAGTCCATTGCCTCTGCAATTACAGGAAACTGCTCTTTGAATACTTGTTTGCATTCATTAGCAATTTGCATATGCTCCAATTGAGTGCCATTAGCACTTCTAAGATCAATATAATGCATCCATGAGCGAAGTGAGCCAGACATATAAATTCTGGTGGGAGTTGCCAAAGGCAATACAAAACGAGCACACTCCTTTGCGACTCCATGATTAAGAAGTTCCTTATAAAGTTTCATGGAATGTTCAAAATGCTCTTGAATCTTTCCCTGAAGTCCCATCTTTTCATACTCAGAAAAATCATCAATTGAGTTCTGACGATTTTTAGTATCCTGACGACGCATATCAGGCACAGGAATATAATCAGAGATCAAACTAGTATCTGCATACCTTTGCGAAAATTCCTGAAATGTAAAGCTCCTGTGTCGCAGAATTTGAGCTGCAATTCCTCTGGTAGTTTCAATCTCCAAAGTCATGAATGCCTGCTCAAAGATGCTCCAGTGCTGGTGTTTAATGCAATACCTAAGGAGACCAGCAAAGGAGTCATTCTCCTGGTTCTGGGGGTTGCTAACCCTTGCACAGTAAGCAATATGCTTCTCTGCATCAGGTGTTACACTAAGTAGTTTTACAGTTTGCATCATAGTAGGTCCTCTTCAGCTTCATTCCAGGATTCTTTTTCTTTCTTTCTAAGTCTCTTCAAATCTTTCATCATAGATTTGATTTCTTGATAGGCAGTTTCTGGAGTCATTTTATCACCAATTTCAAGTCCAACAATATATTGAACTTTATCTCCAAATCTTGCCAGTGCTCTCTCAAAAGCAGTCAATTCTTCATACACCATTAGTCATCTTCATCATAAAATACTTCATCATAGTCATTGATACAAGGAATAATTTCTTCATATTCATATTCCTGCAAAGGATTTTGTTCAAATGACATCTCTTCCTTCAAAGTTTCAAGAAGAGATTCAAGATCATTGATAATTGCTTTGACCTTTTCTTTGTTCATCTTATTCCAAGTCACAATAGTATTTTACACAAAAAAAGAGGGAGAGTCAATCTCCCTCTGCTTTAAATACTTTTTCAAACCATTCCACCAATTGTGGCAATCATTTTTTACCTACCTGACAGTTACCTGCCATGCAAAGTGCTGCCTGATGGCGACGATCTTCTTTCTGCTTCTTCTCTTTAATAAGTTGAAGTGGATTGAGTTTCTGCATCACTTATGACCCTCCTTAGTGTACTTAACTCCGCGGTAAACTTCGTTGTACTGTTGGGGTTGCTGCATCATTTGTTGATGATACTCCAGACGCTTCTGGGTATCATATTCGATGCCACGATATACTACTTTTGCCATTTTTTACTCCTGAAATAGTAAGGTTAGTTAAAACCCGTTCCTTCAGTCGTGTGCGTCCTTGTCATCAAAGCATGTTGGGTCTGTATGATTCATCCAGTGAAGGATGAGGTGAGACTTTTCAGCAGGAGTGAAAAGAGTTGTCTCTTGTAGTCCCTGCTTCAACCATTCATAGTCTTCACAGCGAAGATAATTTTCCACTGGGACATGACTAAAAAAGATGAGTGCTAATGATAACATAGGATGAACGCTCCGTTCCGCGACTTACTTGCGTTCTCTATTTGCAAATAGAGAATGAACGACAGGTCTATTATAGACCACCATTATTATTTAGTCAAAAAGTTGTATAAAATGTTACTATTTATGTAACATAGTGAACTAAAATCCTGCCTCTTTTGCCTCTTCTACCATTTTTGACACTACATTTTCTGTACCATCAATTGATTTTACAGTGAAGAGGTTTGATCTCTGATATTTTTTTATTTTCTTATACTCCTTCAGCAATCTATCGACTTGCTCACTAGGAAGTTCAAACTTTACATCAAAGTTACTATCACTAAATCCCTTTTTCATTTCTTCTTTTTACTTTCCTTTGCTTTATATCCCCAAAGTTTAGGATTAGTTCTTCCATATCCAAAGTCGATCTTCTGAACTACTCCAGGACCATACTTATCATAGTAAAAATCAAAGATGTCTACTCTTTTACTTCCTCTACAAAGATCAATAAAAGTTTCACCTTCAATTTTATACCAGATCAAATAAGCATCATTTGGGAGAGAACTATCCTTTGCTTGATCTATAGAAGTCTTCTCCAATAAAATTTCACAGGAGTAATTTGATGGGTTTGCTCCATTGATCATGAACGTCCTCCCCATTGAATATCAGGGAAAGCTTGTTCAACAACTTCTTTACTGATTTTAAATTGAGATTGAAGATTCTTGTCCTTTACAAGGCAAAGAATATCAGCTTCCTTGGGATGGAGACCCTCAAGAATCTGAATAAACATAGTTTCTCTACGAACTTGAGAAAGACTATCATTTCCACCCTTCACAAAGTGGTAAAGATTTTTCCACTCTTTTCTCAAAGAAGTGTGGTCTGTTCCTACAGGAACTTCATTCTTTTCATAAGGAACATCCCCACTAGGAATCATAGAGATTATACTCTCATCAAAGTTCCAAATGAGAATTGCTTTAAGAGCATCAGTAGAATACTCTTTAAAGACTTCTACTTTCTTCTGATTAGTTCTTTGCTTACTTGCCAATTCCAAAATCTCAAACATGAATGGATTTGGTGGCAATTTTGTTGAAGCAGTAACTGCTTTTGTTTCTGTAGTTACTTTAGTAGTCTTCTTCGTCTTCGTACTCGAAGTCATCGTTTTCAAACCTCACTGCGTAAATTGTGTCTGGAATAATATTTCCCTCTTCATCAAACATTTCTGGATGAAGTTTAGGAAGTGTTGTCTCATCTATATATTGCTTTACCATCCAACCTATCATCAAACCCACTAGGAGAAAAAGAATAGTTACTGATGAACCGAGGGCTATAATTGCTGCTTGCATTTTATTTTCTCCGAGAAATTACTTTTTTAAAATCCAACTGTAAGTCTAGAAAAAAGTGAATCTCTCGACCAAAGAGAGAGACCATTTTCCCAAACTTTATTTGAAAAGTTTTAGGTTCTTTCTCCCTCCTTTTTTTATTTCTCATCAACAATTCCAATCCCCTATTCATTGAATAGGTTTTTTCCTTGTCTCCTTTATTTAGAGACCTTTTTCCTCCTGCCTGGTCTCTTGTCATGACTATACCTCCATGCATCTTCTAAGATGCCGTACAAATAATTTTTTATTTTCCTTGCTTGAGGTTTTGGAATGTGACCATAGGCTTCACGAAGTTGCTTATGATTATTATCAGATCCCCCTTCAAGATACTCTTCAAGTTCATTTACAAGATCACTAATTTCACTTGCAGTTTGACTAGAAATAAATTCTTCTACTTGTTTTTTAGTGACTAATCTGGTCTTCAAATAATCATAAAACTTTAGAACAAATCTATTTCCAAAAGCAAAATCAATTGCTTGATCAACATCAGAGTATACTTCGTGAAAGTTAGTATCCATTTTACACTAAGTTATTTTCTTTCAAATAGTTGACAGTTTCTTTGCACCCACCAATATTTTCTTCTCCAATAACTACCTGTGGGAAAGTGCTGCCATTTCCAAATTCAGCATAAAATTCACTTGATGTGAAGTCTTCGTTGAGTTTATAAACTACATGCTGAAGTTCTGCTAACTTTAACACCTTTTCAACCTTTGTGCAATATGGACATCCATCCTTTGAATAAACAGTAAATACCATATTTGTAAAGAAAAAAGTTATTTATTAAGAGTGCTTTTGTTTGAGATCTGGATTTGGTTGTGAAGGGACAACAGGATTTCTTGATTTATTCTTAATTACAATAAAAGCATCCTTCTGATAGGTAACAGTTCCAAATGGTTTTGCCCATTTAGGATTTGCATTTGGACTAGTAGCAGTTCCAGTTACTGCAACTCCACCAATTTCCACAACAATGTCATCATTAGGATCCCAGTTTAATTTTTGAAGGGCAATTGCAAATTGCCCCAACATTGCAACTGAAGATGGCTGTATAGCAGTCATAAAAAAAGAGGGTGATTAACCCTCTTAGTATATCAGAGTGCGTTGCCTCTTGGCAATACCTCTTCGGGAAACTGGAAGTTTTCTCCTGGCTGGTCTACTGGTGCCATCCAAGCACGAAGACATAACATTTTCCTCAGGTTCTAGATTTCCAATCATTTTTCCAAATTATACCGAATGTGATCTGCCTGTTCAGGTCCAAACACTTGAAGTTTACGACGTTTCTCTGTGGTGTTAGAGATAATCATTGCTGCAGAAGTAATCGGAGGAGCAAGACTCAGAGTGATTCCAGCATCAACAACAGCAAGAGGGATAGTGACAGCAGCAATACCAGTTGCAATCCAAGTTGGTTTCCAGTGATTGGTTTTTGCTGAGTAGTAGATAGATGATATTGGAGCAAGAAAAAAATGTCCAATAACTACTGCCCAACAACGCACTGCGGCTTGTTTTGCTTCACTTATTTCTTTTTCCTGTTTCAGGTATTCAGAATAATCCATAGATTCGTAGGTCATGGTGCTTGATTGACTATGAGAGTATTATACAATAAAAAAGCACCCCGTGCAAGGAGTGCTGTGACAGTTTGGGAAGTGGTTTAGAGTGCTTCCAGATTTTCTACCAGTGTTTTGAGTTCTTGTAGGGTGGCATCATTTTTGAGTGTGTTGGCTCTGTTGCTGATGACCCACACATTGCCTTTTATGTATCCTTTGGAAGAATTAATACGATCTAATGATGGTGAATGAATCCTATTCTTTACTTCGGTATCTAACTTAATACCAAGTAAAGGACATCTTTCTGGAATTATAATGTCTTCCTTTGTGATTGTAAAATCTAAATTTTTCTTTTTAGATCTTTCTCTAGCATTCAGAAACATTCTAACTCTTGGATCTTGACCTCTTTTTCTATCCCACTTATCTTTCCAACATCCACAAGATTTAACATCTTTCTTTTTAACAACAGATGAATGTCTTGTCCACTTTTCAGTTCCACATTCACATCTAACATACACCATTAGTTGTTTTCCTTGTGTCTCTTGTTTCAATACAGTTAGTTTAGAAAAAGTTTCTCCAACTACAGACGGTGTTCTTCTTCCCATTATTTTACCACAGGTTATAACTATTTATAAGTTTCATCATTTACAAGTGGTAAAACATAATAAAAAAGAGACCCGAAGGTCTCTTGAATTGCCACATGGTAATGTATTTTATCAAAGAGCATTACCCCTGGGGAGCACTTCCTCTGGAAAAATGAACTGCTCATGAGGTTGGTCTACTGGTGCCATCCAGGCACGCAAGCCTTCGTTAAGAAGCACGTTCTTTGTATAAAAAGTTTCGTATTCCGGATCCTCAGCAGCTCTAATCTCCTGACTTACGAAATCATAAGCCCTCAGATTAAGAGCAAGACCAATAATGCCAATAGAAGAGGTCCAAAGACCCATAACAGGTACAAATAACATAAAGAAATGAAGCCAACGCTTATTGCTAAACGCAATGCCAAAGATTTGGGACCAGAATCTGTTGGCAGTAACCATTGAATAGGTCTCCTCTTCCTGAGTCGGTTCAAATGCTTTGAAAGTGTTTGCTTGATCACCATCTTCAAATAATGTATTTTCAACAGTTGCACCGTGAATAGCACAGAGCAGTGCTCCACCTAGGATACCTGCTACACCCATCATATGGAAGGGATTAAGGGTCCAGTTGTGGAACCCTTGAAGGAACAGCAGGAACCTGAAGATTGCTGCAACACCAAATGAAGGTGCAAAGAACCAACTGGATTGACCCAGAGGATACATCAGAAATACTGAAACAAATACGGCAATAGGACCAGAGAATGCAATTGCATTGTAGGGTCTGATACCTACCAGTCTAGCAATCTCAAACTGTCGAAGCATGAAACCTATAAGGCTGAAAGCTCCGTGGAGCGCCACAAAAGTCCAGAGTCCCCCAAGTTGGACCCAGCGGACGAAATCTCCCTGAGCTTCAGGACCCCATAAGAGTAAGAGGCTATGTCCGAGAGCATCAGCAGGAGTAGAAACAGCAGCAGTAAGAAAGTTACACCCCTCAAGATATGAACTCGCAATGCCGTGGGTGTACCAACTGGTAGCAAAGGTGGTTCCTGTAAGCCAACCGCCAAGAGCGAGATAAGCTGTAGGGAAAAGGAGAAGGCCAGACCAACCGACAAAAACAAACCGATCACGCTTAAGCCAATCATCGAGGACATCGAACCAACCTCCTTTTTGTTGTGGTAGTGATAGAGTAGAAGAAGTCATAACCTCCTGTAGTATTTCTCATATTTAGTTTACAGTTCTTTACACTTAGAGTCAATAGGTTTTTTTACCTGCTTTGAAGGTCTATAAATGTTTGGCCAAGTATCTCTAATAATTTCTTCTAGTTTGTATGGTGTTTCCGTACTTATCATTTTTTATATTCAACTCTTTGAGAATAATCCATATCATTCCAATGCCTTACTGCATTGGCCACGATAGCCACATTAGTGACCAAGTAAGAAATAAAAATAATGGTGCGTATGCCAGCAATAATATCTGCTTCTCTATCATCTTTACCAGATTTTTCTCCAAGTGCCTTTGCCCATAGTCTCCAAATAGTTTTTTTCTTCTTAGACATAAATCATCCCTATTGTCATAAGAACAAAGCATAAAACAGTAAATACCATCATACCCACTCCTACCCAGATTACCCATTTAGGAATGGGTTCATATTCAGTATTATGAGACATAAAAAAAGAGGGTTGTTATACCCACTTAATTATATCAGTATTTAGTTTTTATATCAATCATTAAGCATATTCCTGCATATCCGTTTACAAGATTGTTGGTCTTCATCACACTCGATTAAACAATTGAAATAATCATTGATTAAATCTAATTCATCATTACATCGGTCAACGTTTTCTTCAAAGTGTTTCCATTCAGCAAGTTGATTGTAATGTACAAGATTGTGCATAATGTCCTCCACGCACAAGGTTAAACATAATGTAGTTGGAGTTTAGGTTCATTTGTCTCACCTCATTATTCTATCATATCTATACAAGATAGTGTTATGT